AACGCATTGTGTTCGGTATATTGTTGCGGGTTTTGCGATATTCTCTTCCCTGTGTTATTTTACCCGTCCTATCCATAATATAATCGTCGTCATCAAATATACGGTATTTCTGACCGTGCCGCAAAATGCGTATATCTGCAACGTTGTCGTAGTCGGGTATATCGTTTATATCGAATATAAAACGGTTGATTATTCTACCCTTATCGTCGAGCAAGATATAGTCGTCGCCGAGCCTTAACTGCGGGAATTTTTGTAACACAGGGGATATAGTATATTCCGCCCAATCAGACGTGTACGGCTCAATCTGCCATCCGTCTTGTGTGAGATAATATACTGTATTATCGACACGACACGCTAAAACATATTTGAATATATTTTTAACGTACGTGCCGTTTTTAGCCAACAATTCTTCGATAGGCGGTGCTTTATAATGGTCTACAACTTCTACAAAGTTGTCCGTTACCGTCCAGATGTCGGTTATACTGTCTAACGAGGTTTTTTCTATCGGTCGCGAGAGTTTGAGCGTCCACATACCGTGATATGTGTCTATATCAGACACGATTGCCGTCGTGCCTATCCACTTATCCATAGAGTTATTCCACATCATTTTGGTTTCGTGGGCGTATCCTGACCTTACCTTTACATATCCTTGCCTTTCGAGTTCATTGTGGTCTACGATACGTACAATGTCGCCCAAGTTTACCTTACAATCTTCCATATAAACGTATTATACCTCCAAATCTGTTAGTATGACTAATTTATCGTCTTTTGTATATGACGTATACTCCGTCGCAAAGCGACTGTCAAACTCGCTGTGTAGCGGTGCATATTTATGTGTATGAGGGTTTTCCCGCATCAAATGATATTGTGCGGGTCTACCCTTATATAAGTTTGTTAAAGGTGCATCCCAAGTATCGGTCGCAGAAAATAACGCAACCCGTGTATTGTTGCGTTCTTCTTCCGTAGGAAATAATGAAATTAACGAGTTTATCAACTCGTTAACTGTGATTGCTTGTTTCATTGCTTAACATATCCTTTACTTCGACTATTGAGTACCCATCTCCGAGGTCTCTAATCCAATCTTTACCATTTCGACGGTCATAGTCTAATTTATATAATGTATTAGGTTTAATTTTTTTACCATCTACTTGCACAGCCACTACACGTTTGAGTTTTCCTTCATCGCCACGCAACGTGTTCGGCTCGCTACAAGTAAGAATTAGCCACGAGCCAAGTACGCCTTGTGCTGCCGCGGTAGGACATACGCCACATACAGCGATTGAGTGAGGGTTTGCGGCAATCGCGGCGGTGTCGTTACCGGTTGCGATGACGATTGAGTTATTACCTGTTGCAATTACTTTACCTCCATATCTATTGCCAATGGCTATCGTTTGCGAATATTTCGCTTCTAACGTTTCTAACTGTGTTTTGGCTACGATACATTTTCTAAAATGAAGTTCGTCTTCGGTCGGCGGATTTTTTTCTAATATTTCGAAGTTGGGAATTATTCTTGTGGACGTTCGTTCTTCTTTGCTCGGAAATAGTTTCGAAAGTCGAGAAATTAACTCGCCCACTGTGATTGCTCGTTTTGCGTCTTCTGCGGTAGGTGATTGTTTCAACATGCTGTATATACTCCTTTGTTCTGTTTTTCTTCGTCTGTTAGTTGTCTTTTAACGGTTTTTACGTCTATCGTCGGATATTTATGACGTTCTTCTACGACGAAAGGCGTAACGTAACCGTTAAGTAATACATAAAGAACGTCGGGAAATATATTTTCTCCGTCAACTTCTACGGCGACGACGTTCGTTAATTCACCATCGCAATCACATTCTGTAAGAATGAGAAACGAGCCTTTAACGCCTCTAACTGCACCAAAGGGGTTTACTCCGCCGAACGCCATCGAACGTGGTTTCAATGCTGTTGCCGCAGAACGTTCGCCAAACGCTACGGCGAGCGAATTAGTTCCGTCTGCAATGGCTTGTGAGTGCGAACCTGTTGCAACAGCAATCGATTGATAGCCGTTTGCAATCGCAATATCGCATACTTGTTCGGCGTGTACCAAGTCAAAATGTTTGTCTGTTTTTATAGTATCGTAAGGCATTTTTGAGTTTGCTCCATTTTTGTGTGAAAATTAGGAATAATTCTTAAAATTGAAGAAAAATTTCAACTTTTTGAAAAAGTTTCAATAAAAATTTCAATTTTGCAATTATTTTTTAGGATAATGGTGGAATAAATTATTAGCAAAAATCGCATTTTTGCTAATATTTATACTACGATAGGATAATTTTGTGTGAGAATGGGCGTTTTAGCGATATTTCAATTACGAATTGTAATAAAGTTGAAATTTTTTGCAAAAAATCGTAAACTCTATATAAAAAATAAAAATAAAGTTTACGTATGAAAATTTTATACGAACTTGACCTTTTTTTTCTTCAACTTTGAAATTTTCACATAAAAATAGTAATAAATAATAAAAAATATAAAGTTAAAGGAGGGGTGGAGTAGGGGTCAAAGTCGGACAGAATGTATAGTTTTAGTTAAAATCGTAGATAATATCGGTAATAATAAAACGTGCAAAAACAACCTTCAAAATTTCAAATCGAATTGAAAAAAAGTTGAAGATTTCACAGAATTTTCACAAAAACCTTCAACTTTTTTTGTGAAAATTGCAATTTTTGAACAGATTGTGCAATTTTGCGTAAAATCGCAGATAAAATGCGAGATTTTGCGAAATTGAATGAAAATTTAGTAAAAATAAACCCTAAAAATGCTCAATTAGAGCAAATTTAGGGCTTAAAATTACTATGTATGAATAAATATAAATTGTGTGCAAGAAAGTATAAATTTTATTCAAAATAGACCGATTTCACGTCGTACTTCGCGGAAATAAAACCGAAATATTCGAAATAATCGACGATGTTCGGAAAATCGATAGAGAGATAAAATTCCCCTGTATTTTTATCGATAACTTGGAGATTTAAGATAGGGCTTTGACGAGAGAATTTTACAATTACAGGTACTTTTTTCATATTTTTGGCTCCTTATGCAAAGATTAAATTATCAAAATCGGGGTAAAAGCGGGCAATATCGCTTTCGGGAACTGCAACTTCGTTGGGAATATCGTACTCAATGTACGGGTTTTCCCTGTCGTAAGCGAGTGTTTTGGTTGGAGTTTTGTCGTAAACGACAAGATGAGCATTTTGGTATTCGAATTCGTCGAAAATATCGAGCGTATCAACGCGAGTGAGAGTGTTATTCATCGTCGTCATCTCCTGCATAGATATAATTCACACTTTTGTAGAAAAGTGCGTTGACCTCGTCGTAGACGAGAGATTTTTTCGTGGTTGCTTGTGTAATTTCAAAGCACGCTTTTGCGAGATTGACTACGAGAGCGTCAAAATCGACCTTTTTAGCCTGCTTTGCAGTAAGGTTGGACAGAATATCGACATTGCCCATTATAGCCTTGTAGGCTATCGTGTAGGGTTCTGTGTCGGATGGTTCGAGCGTGGTATCACGCAGACGGTCTATCGTGGACAAATGGTCATCCATCAAGTCGTGTATAGTTGCAGCATTTTTGAGAATAGTATATTGCATATAATTACCCCCTTGCGTATGAGAGCATAGTTTTGCGGCAGGGTTGTAAGGTTACAATTTCCGCAACGGGTGAGTTTTCCCACAAGATTGCTACGAATTTATTCGTAGAGCCTAAAACGGTGCCTTTGACGTCGCCTTTTTTGGCAGTTTTATCTTTGAGATTATACGACAATTTAGTCGTAGGGCTTTGTTCGTGGTCAAGACGATAAAATTTATTCATACATATAACTCCTTATAGTTATAATTATACCCTTAAAACGAGTTAAGGGCATAAGTATAACTATAAGATATAAATATCTTATAGTTAAGATTTGATGTATTAAAAAAGGGGTCTTTCACGCGACCCCTTTAATAATATAACTGTTGCTATATATAATACCAGTTTCCCACTATTACTAAATCTACATATATATGGACATCCATATATACGCTAACTTACAATAATAGAAGGTCGCCTTCTATCGCTGTATTAAGCGGTACCGTTTCTTATGAAACCGTGCTAAAATAATAGGTTTTCTTAGTTTTTATTGTCGGGAAAAACAACCATTGTAAAAACCGTATAAATATCACATCTTGTCATAGATATATATTTATATTATAGCGTGCTATGAGTGCGACTACGCTACCCAAACAGCACTTGATAGGTTTTTGCGATATAGTAGACTATATCGACAGTTAGCCTATGCTATGTATTTAACCGTGTAGTCGCATTTACGATGCTACATTGTGTATAACGGCATAGATGTCTATGTTTACCCGTTATACGTTATCCCTAAACGATTACGTCATGTTTACCTTTTTTCGGGGCGGGTTTTCCGTTATCCGTTCACGTCATCCCGTAGTCGGGGGGATGTCGTTACTTACATAACGGCGGGGCGGATAAACTACTATACATCACAACGGTTGACGGCGGTTGACTTGTCGGGGGTCGTGTAAACACGATGATGCCCGACCCGCTTGTCGTGAGAGTGAGTAGTTTATTGACTTGTCAATGTGCAACACAACGCAACGGCGTTGTAATGGTCGTAAGTCGTTCGGCTTACACTCTCGAAAAGTGGTGTTGCAACCTTGCTTTTCGGTTGTGTTTTCGTTCGCCGTGTTCGGCTTACACTCTCGAAAAGTGGTGTTGCAACGGCGACCGTCGGCGACCTTTTTTGCGTTTGCGTGTGCTTGCGGGCGGTGTGTGTGTGTGTGTGTGTGTTGCGGTCGAACGGCAAAAAAAAAACGCCCCGAAAGGCGTTGTGTGTGTACTTGCATTTAATGCAAGTAGTCGCTAAATGTTTCAAACATTCTTGACTTACAGTCAAGCACTGTTTCGAGAATATAGCCCCCGCATTTTTCGCAATCGGTTGCAAGTACGCTTATTTGCGTGTAAATTGCAAGCAATTTTTCACGCGGGCTACGCATACACATACGAGAGAGTTTTTTGAGCGTTTGATGTGTAAACATCAAAACTTTCTCGCTGTATTTTTGGTCGTTTTCCGAGTCATGCGTGTACGCATAGTTTGCTATCGCAAACTGTAAGTCGTTGATGTCGTAAACGACATGACCGAGAGCGTCGAGAAAACGGGGGGAAGAGGGGGTTATATAATTTTCTATATCGTGCATATTAGCACCTCCAAAAAGTTTTTCTACTACCGAAAAGTGGTGTAGCCGAGCCTCGTGTGTGTGTATGCGTGCTTGTGTGATGCTTGCGTGATGCCCGCTATGCGGGTAAACGCCCCTTGCGTTATGCGTGTGTTGTACTTTTACGTAGAGAGTAAGTAATCACACCCCCACCCCCGCGTGCGAGTGCGGGTTTAGGCTTACTATTACACACCCATTTATTCCTAATTTCATCTCATTCTCTCTCTCTCTCTCTCATTTTCTCTCTCCCTCACACATAAATCCCACCCCTACCCCCTTAGTAAATCACACCCCTACCCGGTATAAAATTTTGCGAATTTTTACCGGTCAATCGTTTATATATAATGTATAGCAAAATGTTCACATTTTATCATAATGTTCACATTTTACTATATATTATATATCAAACAACGGAGGAATCACATATGAGCAGATACACACGGTATCAAAACCTTATTCGTCAACTTGGCAAGAACGAGGTTAAACTCTCCGATATTTTGGCTGATCCCATAACGCTCAACAATCCCTTATTCCCGATTATGGCTAATTCAGAGCTTTCTTACGATGAATTGGTTGTTCTCAGGCAATATGCAGAAGCTATTTATAACGGTTCTACCAAAGCTGCTGAGTTTATACGAGACGGCGGCGGTGAGAAACCCACTACAGGTATCGACTTTAACGATACCACAGCCGGTATTAAGGATATGTCCAAAGATGAGATTGAGGAAATACTGGCTAATCTTAACAATAATCTATGACGCCCACAACAACATACACAGACACAACCGAGAGACATGTCTCTAAGGAAGCTCTGCGGGAAGCTTTAACCTCCGAGCTTGCCCGCAGGGAGGCTTCCAAATCGTTACTTGGTTACAACGTCTACACCCAGCCGGGGTATATTCCGTCACGCTTTCATAAATATTTGTGCGACACTATCGAGGAGTTTATGAATAGACCTCAGCCGAACGGGTTTGACATTCTCTTGCTGTCGACCCCACCGCAACATGGTAAGAGCTCGACGGTGACTGAATCCCTCCCGGCATATTGGCTTGGGAAACACCCTGACAAAAAGTGGATGGTTGCGAGCTACAACACAGACTTTGCGTCTAACTTCGGGAGGAAAAACAGGCAGAAATGCCAGGCATTTAATAAAGATATTTTTGGTGACGACTTCAGACTTGAGGACTCGCCGTGCAACAACATTGAGTTCTATACACCCCAGGGTGGCGGCGTGTACTCTGCCGGTATTTTGGCTGGTTTGACGGGACACACGGCTGACTGCTTTCTCATAGACGACCCCATAAAGACAAGACAGGAGGCTGAGTCATCGACAACCAAGGAGGCTATATGGGGTGAGTACTTGTCCTCGGTACGTACAAGAATTAAACCCGGCGGGAAACTCATAGTTATACAGACACGCTGGGCTGAGGACGACTTATTTGGTAGAATCGCACAGACAGAGAAAAACGTCACGGCAATAAATATCCCCTGTGAGTGCGAGGATCCCCTTACCGATCCCTTACATCGTCATCTCGGCGACGCCTTGTGCCCTGAGATAGGACGTGGGAACGCGTGGCTCCAGAGCTTCAAGCAGGTTTATACCGGTAAGCAGGGTCAGAGAGCGTGGACGTCGCTATATCAGGGACACCCGACGCAACTTGAGGGCGACCTCATAAAGCGTGGCTGGTGGCACTTCTACGAGAGTCCGCCCGACGATATACCGTACAAGGTTATATCTGTAGACGCGGCATTTAAGGACAGTGACGAGAACGACTTCGTGGCAATTCAGGTATGGGGTAAGAAGAACGGTAACTACTATCTCTTAGATTACCTTAAGGAACATTTGAACTTTGTGCAGACCGTAGCTGCTATACGGTCTAAGGCTCACGACTATCCCGACACTTGGTACATACTTATAGAAGATAAAGCTAACGGGTCGGCAATAATTAACGTGCTGAGTTCGGAGTTTGACAATATCGTGCCGGTAACACCTAACGGCGGTAAAGAATCGCGTGTCAACGCGGTACTTCCCACAATAGAAGCCGGTAAGGTGTGGCTTCCGCAGTATCAGGCATACTCCAGAGACTTCGTGGACTCGTGTGCGGCATTTCCTAACGGGGAACACGACGATGACGTCGACGCGATGTCACAGGCACTTAACAGGATGATATTTGTCGACGCAGACCTCGGCGAGGTTGAGACTAAAAGATACACTCACTGGACGGAAGATATGCTTCAGGACTATGAGAATGCTAATCCGGGACTCCAGAAGGAATTATTGGATACGTGGGGATACCCACGCAATTACGATATATGACCTCTCCCCGTACGGGAGGGGTTTAACCATATCGCGACATAAGCGAGACTGGTATATATAGGTGACAGCGGGAGGTTTCTCGACGACCGCATACACCCGCACGTAGCCTGTTTTTGGTAGTTGCCCGAGAACTACACATAAAACTTACGTATGAAAGTCGAGATTAACACGGAACAGTATGACTGTACGGGAGGATTACTAAAAACAATGAAAGAAAGGACATTGAAAGAGTGGGATGAGCTTTATCACGACGCCGTGTCTAAACGAGCTTCGATCGATGAGCGTGTGAAACGCAGATACGAGCTTTATGCAGGCACAGACAGGGTACGCGACCTCCAGAGAGGTGGGTATTCCAAGAAAAAAGCTTATACGCTCCGCAATTTAACTTACGAGTTAATCGAGACACAGATTAACAACTCGATACCGCAACCGAAAGTGACGCCACGTAATCCGGCAGATATGGACTTAGCCTTAAACATAGAGGGTTATCTTAAAAATGAGACTGACCGCCTTGAGTTTGAGGTTATGAACGACGAAGCCGAGCGTGAATGTCTCATACAAGGTACGGTATTTTATTATGTTGGTTGGGATAACTATGAGTCTACGTCTATAACAGAGGGCGAGCTATGTGTCAAAGTGTATCCCATACTCAACGTTTATCCCCAACCGGGCTGCAAAACGCTCGACGACTGCGAGTATATATTCTGCAAAGACCTGGTGTCCGTGGATAGAATTCGCAAAATCTACGGTAAAACGATACCTGAGGGCGACGAGTTCCGCGGGATGAACACAATTATAACTGCTTGGTACCTTAACGAGAAGGGGAATATATCCCGGTTCGGATGGGTTGAGAACTCCGAGATAGTTGTGTTCGACGAGAGTGACTACGAACTCAGAAGATTCAGAGAATGTCACGACTGTGGCGAGAGAGTGCCGTTGGCAGATACCTGTCCAGTGTGTGGGTCTCACAAATTCACATATCGAACCGCCGAGACGGAAACCTTGGACGACGACATAGTTAAGGTTACTGTCGGTGAGGACGGTCAGCCTCATGAACAAGTACTGGCACCGGCAGGTTCCGGTATTCCGTACTATAAAATCAGGCACTTACCGTTCGTAAGAAGGGTAAACATATCGTCTACCTCGTCACTGTACGGCGTGTCAGACGCTGATATGTTGGAAAGTGCACAGGAATCGTCCAACAAACTTCTTACTAAAATGCAGGAGAACGTGCTTAAAGGCGGCTCCATAGTAACTGTACCGGTGGGATGTAACGTTCCTCAGGATGACGACACGTTGAAAGTTGTGAAAGTTAAAGACGTGAACCAGATGAGAGCTTTCTCGGTGAGTACGGTACAGGCAAGCATACAGCAAGAAGATATTCTGCAAGACAGAACCTATAACTTTGGCAGAAACGCTGTCGGTATTACCGACTCGTTCCAAGGAAAGAGAGACACTACAGCAGAAAGCGGTAAAGCTAAGGAAGTTGCCGCCGCTCAGTCGTCCGGTAGATTGGAATCGAAACGGAGAATGAAAGACGCTGCGTACGCTAATCTGTACGCTTTGATGTTTAAGTTCCTGTTGGCGTACTGCGACGAGTCCAGAATATACTCCAGAGTAGAACCTACTGGCGAGTATGTCGAAGGTAATTTCAACAGATATAACTTTATTGAAGGTGAGCCGGGTAAGTTATATTATAATGATAGATTTTTGTTCTCGGTAGACAATGCGAGCAACTTGTCTACCAACAGAGAGGCTATGTGGAAGGAAACACTGGCTAACTTCCAGTCCGGTACGTTTGGTAATCCCGCAGACCCGAAGAGCTTAATGCTTTTCTGGAATACGATGAAAGAATTGGGGTATCCGTTGGCTAAACAAGCCCTCGCTTCACTCAGACAAAGAGCTCAGGAGTTGCCGATAGAAATGCAACAGGCGATTATGAACGACCCGAAGATGATGCAGTTGCTCCAAGAAAAACTCCAAGGAGGAGAAAATGCAAATACAGAACGGTAAAATTTATATTGCTCGTGGTGAGGAAACTACATTCAGAGCGAAATTGTATATGAACGACGGAACTCCGTTCAGGATATTAAAGCAATCTACTCCGTACGAAAAGGAAGTATTTATCTTCACATTGAAACGTACGCCGTATAAGAGAGATTCGGCGGACGACTCGGACATAATACTTAGATATACTATGACCGCGTACGACACGGAGAATCCTGAAAACGAGCATCTCCCTCTCTTGGAAAATATGCGTATCGTAGCATTAAGCAATTCTCCGACTCCTTCGTCGACAGGCGAGTATACCCCCTCAAGTGCGGATACTGCAAGAATTACTACAAACTGCTTATATTCGTTCACGGGTAGCGATGGAGTTGTTACATATTATTATCGAGTTGCTCCCGGTACAACGGACAAAACACTTGGTAAATACGTGTGCGACGTGGTATTTGTAATACCTACAGACCATACTAAAAATTTAACAGAGGATACCTACTACTATGCTTTAGACTGGGAATCGATTGTCGGAATGACCGGTGGCTATAAAAGTCGCAAAAAAGTTCCGTTGATACTTCCGTCAGAATTTATAATTGGAGGCAGTATTTATGATTGAGAGAGTTTATTACAGAGTAAAACTCGACGCTAATACATTTATATACACCCCGTACTTGTCGAATATCCCGACATCAATCACAGATATTCCGACAAACGTCACCTATGACACGACGGATGGTATCACATTAAAAACTATAGGGAAGTGGACATACGATAACAACGAGTCGAGTTTGGTTACTACAGAACGCGAGATACCGTTGAAAGCCGGTGACGGCGTTACAATGGACGTTTCCGAAGACGGGAAATATGTGGTAATAAAAGTTGACCCGAAACGCGAAACGCATATTGGAACAAGTGTCCCGACGGACGATTATCCCGACTTATTTGTTAATACTGCTGACGATTCGCTTTCGTATAAAGCCCCTGACGGTAGCTGGAAACCAATAGCTGGTGGAGGTTCCGGTGGCGGACTCGTCGATGACGTTCGGGTTAACGGACAATCTATTGTAGAAAATAAGGTTGCTAATATTGTTGTTGATACTCAATCTAATGAACAATCATCTAACCCTGTAGCAAACAGTCTTTTTACTGCACAAATTACAGCTTTAGGAACTACTTTATCCAGTCATATAACCAATAAAACTAATCCGCATAACGTAACAGCTGCTCAGCTTGGTTTGGGTAACGTTAATACAGAACTCGCTGCTGTAGAAAAAGATATATCAGACCATAAAAAAAATACAGACAATCCGCATAACGTAACAGCTGCACAAATCGGACTTGGTAATGTCGACAATACTTCCGACGCGGACAAACCGGTATCTACAGCACAAGCTGCTGCAATTAAAGTTGCTAAAGACGATATAACAGCTCATAAAAATAATAAAAGTAACCCTCACGCGGTTACTGCGGCTCAAGTCGGGTTAGGTAACGTAAATAATACTTCCGACGCAAATAAGCCTGTTTCTACGGCACAGCAAGCCGCTTTAGACAAGAAGATTGATAAAACTGGTGGTACGTTCTCGGGAAATGTTGCGATTCAGGGTAATTTGACTGTTAGCGGTACAACGACAACGGAATCTGAGAAACAGCTTGCTGTTAAAGAAAACGTAATCGTCACCAATGCCGATAAAGCGAATTTACAGACTTTGCTTTCCGGTCTTGCGATAAACAAGAACTCGTCCGCGACTTACGGAATAATGTACGACCCTGCGGACGATACAGTTAAATTCGGCGAAGGCACACTTGACGCAAATCGTAAGTTCGTATTCAAAGCAGGCGAAGGACACCCGTTGGCGATAAGAGCCGATTCTTCTCAATTCACAGACGCGGTACTTGTTAAATGGAACGCTACTAAAATGGCATTTGAGCCTGCGAGTGGTACTTGGCAAGATTTACTTAATAAAATCGAGATAACCGACATTGACTTAGCATTTAGTGATAAAACTGTATTGTACGATACGACAAACGGTATTCAGTTGAGTGCTACGGGCAAGATAACGCGTAAAGACGGTACTTCTGAACAACCGCAAGTTGATTTGGATATACCTGTTGTTTCCGGTAACGGTATTACAATTGAGAAAGCTGCCGATAAAGAACAGGTTGTTATTAAAGTTAATACTTCGGTCGTAGCGTTGAAATCTGACTTAACGTCGTATGCAAAGACGAGTGACTTAGCCAGTTATGTTAAAACGGCAACTCTTAATACAACACTTCAGGATTACGTTAAAACAGCGTCTCTTAACACAATTCTTGCGGGTTATGTTAAAACCGCAGACTTGGCGCCGTACGCTAAAACGGTTGACGTTGTTGCTAAATCTCAAGTTGGTGTAGCGAGCGGGGTAGCTTCTCTCGGAGCAGACGGTAAAGTTCCTGCCGCTCAGCTTCCTACGATAGACAATTACAGCAAGTTCAGCGAAGTAAAACTTCAGAATTCTAACATTGTTCCTGCATATAGTGCTACGACAGGTATTACGGTAACTTCGACAGGCAGTATGAAACACGCCAACAACGTTGTAGATACACCTACGAACACAATGGTAGTACCGATAACAGCAGGTAAGAATATGGGTGCCACCAAGAGTGGCAATCTTGTTGTATTTACGGCAGATGATCAAGTTGGTGTAGGTACGACATTGCCTGCCGGAAGTAGTTCGCAAAAGATATTTATAAAGACTGATGAAAATTATGACGCTGGTGGCACTACTGTTGATATTGTTCAGACGACAGGTCAATCTACTACCGCTGTAATGAGTCAAAAGGCTGTTACAGACGCGATAACGGCTGCCGTGAACTCGGCAATAGCAACCGCGTTAAACACGGCTGTATGAGGTGATAAATGGCTAAAACAGATAATTTAACTGATTTTTTAACAGGTGTTGCGGGTGCGATACGAACCAAGAAAGGTACAACCGCGTTAATTAACCCTCAAGATTTTGAGAGTGAGATAGGCAGTATCGATACCGCAAAACCTGAACAAACTAAAACGTTAACAGTTACTGAGAACGGCACTCAGACTGTTAAACCCGATACGGGTAAAGTGCTCAGTGGTGTAACGGTTACAACGAACGTTCCTGCTACTCCCACTGAAGAAAAGACCGTAGACTTGGCGATGGCGTCAGGCAATCAGGTTGTTACTCCCGCGAGTGGTAAACATTTAACCAAAGTTACAATAACAAAACCTGCCACATTGGCTGCAGGTAACATCAAGTCCGGCGTAAATATAGGTGGCGTAACCGGAACGTTATCTCCTGCTAAACCAGAACAGGCTAAAACAGTAGACCTTGCTATGGCAAGTGGTAATCAAGTTGTATCTCCCGATAGTGGCAAAGTGCTTAGTGGGGTCACAATCACTAAACCTGCTACATTGGTAGCGAGTAATATTAAAAAAGGTGTTACAATTGGCGGTGTTGCTGGGTCATTATCCCCTGCTAAACCGGAGCAATCTAAAGATGTAGGTCTTGATATGGCGAGCGGTAGTCAGGTGGTTGAACCTGATACAGGCAAAGTACTTAGTAGTGTTACAATCTATAAACCCACTACAATGACAGCGGATAATATCAAGAAAGGTGTAAACATTGGTGGTGTTGTAGGAACTATGGAAGCAGGCGGCGGTAGCAGTAATAAACTTGTACAAGTTGTAGACGGTACTATTACTCAAGTGACTGCGAAAGATTTAGCGGGAGCGACACAGATTAGATCGTATAGTTTCCGCGAGTGCAGCAGTCTTACACGCATAACAATTCCCGACGGGGTTACTTCTATCGGTATTTATGCGTTCGAGGCTTGCAGTAGTTTAACAAGCGTAATAATCCCTGAAGGTGTTACTACTCTCGGTCTTTATGCATTCTATAATTGCAGTAGTCTTACGAGTATAACAATCCCCGACAGCGTAACGAGTATCGGTGGTTATTCACTCCGAATAGGCTCTTCCACAAACAAAGCGGTTATAAGAATGAAGCCTACAACTCCACCACAAATTAAAAGTAGCTCCTTTGACAAAAACAATCTTGAAAAAATTATTGTTCCAAAAGGAACAGGGGCAACTTACAAAGCGGCAACGAATTGGAGTGCATTGGCATCTTATATTCAGGAGGCGACGACATGATAGTAAAAGAATACTTTATGACAAGAAATGATGGAGTAAAGCTTTATAAGTCTTACTCAGATAATAACAAAATTATTCATAAAATCGGTACTCAGGAGGAATATTCTGACGCAATAGATGTGGAAGATGCTCCGTACGTTTATGAAGAAACAGATAAAGAAATATCAAAATATCCCGATTGAGGTGACATAAATGGCAAAAATTTATTATAATGATAATGGGACGTGGAAAGTCGTCGACATTTCCGGCGGAGGTGGCGGTGGTGGCTCCTCGAATGTGGTCGAATCGCCGTTGACGATTGGTACTGGGATTCAAACGCTAAAAATTTACAAGGCGGGTTATATAGAATATACTAATCCAAATCAACATATGAAGCTCAATCTTCCGTTATACTCGGCACAAGGAACTGTCGACTTATTGTCGTCGGAAAGCGTCAAAACGCTTTTCGGCAATCAATCAATTGTCGGTTCGGGCAATATTGATTTATATCGGCATATCGTTGAGTTAAACATTAACACAGGCAACGGAGTAACTGCATATGCTGTAATCATATCATCTAAAAATCTTATTATTAAAAGTTTGGCAGACTTAAAGACAGTACTTGGTAATACGTTTAATTATCCGATACAAGGATTCGGGCAAACGGATTCAAGCGAAGGCATTATCGCATATTTAATGACCGATCGCTTCGTTTATTGCAACACATCTTATACCACGACTTCGGTATCGTGGGCAAATGTAACTATTTCTGACACGGTTACTACAATATAAAAGGAGTATAAATTATGGGACTTAAAAAGTCAAATTATGAAGTAAAAGATTTGGGGATTACGCTTCCCACCGCATACGCTGTAGTGCGTAAACTCGACAGACACGGAGATAGCGGCTATGCTGAATTGTGGGTACATAATTCGAGAGAAAACGCACTTAACAAGAATTATTTGGAAAGACATTCTGTGAGTTTCAAAACTGTAGACGGTAAAAACCCGTATGAAGCGGCTTATGAAGAAGCTATTAAGCGTCCTGTTCGTACGGAAGTTTATTATGTAGACCCTGTAACAGGGGAAGAACTTGCGGAACCCGGTGAGGGAGCTGAGCGTAAAACTCGTGAAGTCATAGACCCGGCTATCTTAGATGGCTGGGAAAACGACATTGTTTAATTTGGTATCATAACCGGTAGTGATATAAATAATTATAAAGTCAAACATTTGCCAAAAATTGAGAGATAATCGTTTATATATAATGTAATGGTGTTAATCATTACAGTAGGCAATCATCTCCTTTGTGACGTCGATGGCGGTGAGACGTAAACCACCCGCCCCATTAGGACTGCAAAACGGTAACGTACCGAACCTCGTCCACAAAACGTTTAGGAGAACTTTATGTTCGATATAGATGATATGGCTGATAAAGATTTATTTGAGGAAACGTCTGGGAACCCTTCCGAGGAACCTCAAACAGACCCCGTGCCGCCGACGGAAGACCCTACGAAAGCATATTCAGAACGCCTTAAGAAAGACAGAGAAAAGATTCGTATTGAAGAAAGAGACGCTCTTGCAAAGGAATTTGGATATGACTCTTATGAGAAATTCAGAGATGCTCACGTAGATAATTCTCTGCTTGATAAAGGTCTTGACCCCGATACTGTTAAACCTTTAATCAAGGATTTAATCAAAAATGACCCCGAATATGTTGAGGCAATGCGATTCAAAGCCGAAAAAGAAGACATTGAAAAAAACATTTGGGCGAAAGAGGAAATCAAAAAACTCAACGACAAATTTGGACTGAAACTCACAGATATTTCGGAACTGGACGAGGACACAGTAAAACTTTGGAACGGTGGGCTATCTTTGGATAAAGCATACGCCGCTAATCATTATAGCGACATTGAGAAGGGAGTGCTTAGAAAGACCAAAGAACAGGACTCGGGAAAAACACATCTCAACAAACCCGAAGGTACAGGTAAAACAGATACAAATAAAATAGTCGTTACAGACGACGTTTACGCTCAATTCAGAGCATTTAATCCCGATGTAACTCGAGAAGAGGTTGAGAAATATTTGAATAGGAGTACAAAATAATGGCTGCTAAAGCTTGTAGAGGCGTTTCGTTTGCTAAATATAACGAAAATGAAACGCTTGGTGTATCTATTTCGACTGCTGCGGCAAGTGCGTTTCTTACAGGTGATCTTGTAACGCTTGCTGGCATAGACGAAAAGGCTAAAACTGCTACGTCGATCGCTGCTAAAAATGCTGCTACGGTAGCTCCCGGTACGGATTATATTGTTGCTGAAGACGTTGCGAAAGGTGCTAAATTTGTCGTTGTTTATAGAACAAAGGCAACGGACATTTATGTGATTGCCGAGCCCGGTTCGGCTGCGTAATTTTGATAGGAGGATAAAAGAATATGGCTATAATTTTTAATATAGGCGAATCGCTTAAACAAAGTGCGTTCAACATTCTCCAAGAGCCTATCAAAATGCTTATGGAGAACGAAAAAGAAGCTTTTGAAAAAGAAAGTTTCTTGAGTAAAGTTTTCGTTATGAAAACGACCGATAAGTATCAGGAAGAGTATAGAAGCTCTACTGCTATGGACGGTTTCAAACCTACTGAAGACCTTGAAAGACCCGGTCTTTCGGACTTCCAAGAAGGTTACGGTAAGATTTTTAGAACCCAAATTTGGACTAACTCGTTCGTAGTTTCTAAACAAACTATTGAAGATAACCAAATGATGAGCATTAACGCTCAGGCTATGGGCTTCATTAAATCTTATGGTAGAACCAGAGAAAGATATGGTGCCGCGATGTTGGCGGCGTGTACGAGAGATGATGGTGTTTGCACTTTTGAAGGTAAGAAGTTCGATGTTCATGGTGGGGACACCGTCAATGGTGAGGTTGACAACCCCTCGAAACAATTATATTTCTTCAACGCTCATAAACCTGTTAAAGGTGCTGCGGGTGGTGTAGAGCAAGCCAATAAATTCTGTGTATCGACAGCTCTTGACCTTTCCAAGACAAAAGCTGAAGAGTTCATTCTCGACATAATCGGTCAGGTTCAAACCGAAATGATTAACTATAGAGACGATAAGGGCAACATTCTTTGTGTAAACCCTGACACGTTGGTTATCCCCAACTATTATGGTTTCAAGAACGCTCTTCTTACCGCTCTCAAGACGCAATACACGAGTGCTATGGGTGATAACGGTGTAAACCTTCAATACGGCAATTGGAACGTGGTCGTTTCCCCGTATCTCAATGGTTTGGATGGTTTCACGGAAGCTGATAAGGCGTTCATAATGCTTGACTCCAAGTACAACAAGGAAGCCCTCGGGGCAGTTTGGTTCGATCGTGTACCGCTTACCGTTAAGTCGTATATCGATGAACCTACGGAAGCCAACGTTTGGGCTGGTCGTTCGAGATTCGGCGTAGGTTTCAACAACTTCAGAGCTATGGCGTATGTATCGCTTAAAACTAATGTTGCGAACGCTAAATCGTTGACCCCCGGTGTAACACAAGCGTAATTAAATAATTTTTAGCAAGGGAGTGTAAAAGCTCCCTTGTTTATATGAGTCTGAAGAGGCTAAACCTCGGACGACTGAGGAGACACTATGAAGTGGTCACAACTTAAAACTTTAATAATTGGAAAAACCCCGCTGAGCAAATCTGAGTTTGAAGAAGAAGATAAGTATAATGCAAACGCTATACCGTTGGCTAACGAGTGCTTAACACTTATTGCTAACTCGATTAAGCCTTGTGTTAAAACAGCCGAATATCATATTCACAAAAATGATATTGGTAAGAATTTCAAGCTTCCCGAAGATTTCTTAAATTATTCTGATTATGGCAATACTCGTTGGTCACTTGCCACAGAAGAAGATTATGAAATAGTAGACGACTTTCCGTTAGCTCCGGTAGCTGATGTTTTGTATGTGAGACTTAGCGATTGTTTAGGTCGGAAGTATGATACAACAGGTACTGTAGTTGAAACTCGTGAAGACGTTACGATTTTTAGAGATGATATTTGTGAAGTCGGATATACAAGCGATATGGAAGTAACTTTCAACGCTCCCGGCACTTATCAGATTTATTATGAAGGTCTTTATCCTGAAATTGAAAAATCGAATAACACGGCTGCTGAAGCCGATCAGGATATAAATGTTCCGAAATCGGTACTTAATTTGGTTCCGTATTATGTAGCGGGCGAGTTGTTGTATGACGAAGACCCCACCAGAGCAATACAATTGAAAAATAGTTTTGAAGTAATGGCTCAGAGGTTGGCTGAAAATTCGTATATCAAACATACGAAACCTGCAAATCACGCGGGATGGTATTAAAATGAGAAAACACAATATTATAGAAATTTACAAGAAAGGTGAGGAATACGGGTTGAAAATACCCGCGGGCACGACAGGAAGTGAGGTTGAAGTTGGATTGGCTACGGCAATAATACAAATTGCCAATCGACAAAAAACATTCGACCCCGACTTCAAAACAAACACTCTTGTTGAGAAAATTAAGGGGTGGATAAGATGCGTAGAACAGGAGCAATAACTCAAAAAGTTCCAACATTTTCGTCTGACGATTATAGAACCTTTATGATTGGTGATTTTAAGGGGATTGACAAGTCTGTCAACCCCTTTAATGCTATTAAGAGCTCTGCTGAGGAATGTTTGAATTTGTATGTCGACGACGAAGGCACTTTAACAACAAGACCGAGACTTGATTGCCAATCAGATATTGTTGGGGATGAGCTTCCCTGGAATCCCGCTGAGGACGCAATTAGAAATTCATTCGAGTTTGATTGTAATGGAACTCATTATCATGCAATAACCACAAACCAGCGGCAATCCAATAAGAAAACTTATTGGGGGCTGTCTTCGGATTTTATAACTTGGGAAGGCTTTGTAGACGACGGTGGTAATACTGTTAGTGAATTATTTAATAACGGAGACGTGTTATATGCCATAATTAGAAATGGCATTTACACAACAACGATAGATTTCACAACACATAAAATATCATTTACTAAAGCGGTGGCGTATGTACCAACAACAGGTACCTATGACGCTGCTTCAGGAGTCCGAGTTACTGCGGGCGAACAAGATAATTTATTAACCAACAAATTTAAGACCGAAGTATTTTGGAATCCGGATAGTGTAAAAAATAAAAATTTCACAGATATTGATTTTGAAATACTTGAAAACAAATATTATACTGAACCTAAATATTTAACAAATGCCGATGGAGTACGATTACCCGCCGGCACATTCAAAGTATATGAAAAACTAAATACAATAATTGGTAGCGACCCGTCGAATAAATCAAAGATTTTAATATTTGATTCTACAGGAAACATTGTCAAAACACATACTTTAACGGCTAACGATATTACAGCTATTGATTTTGAGTATGTTGAAGAGGGGTCGTTTTATGTAACATATGTAGATCACGATACCACCGGCTATAAATTAGCAGCACTCCATATAAAAAATGATTCAATTGTACCACTGTTGACTGGTGTTACTGTTGTTGAAACGTCTGCTCCAGTGTGTTGTTACATTCCATCGAGATCGCAACTTGTAGTCTGTAGTGTTACAAGCGGCAAGCGTAAACAAACTGTGTGGATATTACAATCCGGGCGCACTAAACCGATTGCCGCCTCATTTGATCCGAACGACTTGGCTATTTGGAAAAAACTGTATTGGGTTGAATCGTGGGAACGATTGGCTATAATAACTGATGTGAAAACAACAACAACCACCCCAATATACGCAGGACTTGAAACATATAATTTAGACTCGAAAGGCTTTCAAAATTATATATTAGACCATGTAGAATACGATGTGCGAATGAATATAAAAATATTCGATACCGGAGAAGTTTATTTTAATTGCAAAAATTCGACGGTATTTAATCATATTCAATTGAAATATTCATACGAAACCGAAAGTTCTCGATACGGATTAACTGCATATGACGAACGAACAGGTAATGTAAACTTTTCAGACGGCACTGGTTACTGGTTCAGATACTCACAGACAAACACATTATCGATTATATACAATTCGACAAACTATGGCTCAATTGATTTGGATCCGACAGAATCTCACACAACTGAAAATTTCGGATGTTTTCTGTGTTCAGACCAAACTTTGATTGACACTGAAGGTTGTATTTTGAAATATAACGCGTCTACAAGACCGTTATTGATAATTATGGAAACCTCCAAAGATTCCCCCGAAGTAACCCTGGAACACGTTGGACGATATAACAACAACTACGTTTATTGGTCAACAAACTCCAATAAAGTGTATTATACAGCGAACAACAACCCCCTGTATATTCCCAAATCGTTTTACGACGATTATGGAGACGATACTCCTGTAACCGGGGTAATGAGAATTTCTGATTCGTATTTAGCGGTTCTTAAACAAGACGCTACATATCTCGCTTGGTTTGACAGTGAGACCGGATATTTTTACGCAAATGAGTTACGTACTGAGAAAGGTAACATCGCTGTACCTCAAGCAATTGTCTGTAATTATTCCAATCTTCCAGTTGTTATAAATACCGATGGTTTCTGGGGATTAGGTCAAAGCACTTCTGTAAATTATCAAGATACCGTTTATTCGTCCTTATCTGACGCATTGCGGGTTGAATTGCAGAAGTTGGACTTGACTAAGTGTAAAACTCACAATCACAAATATCTGACATATTTCGCGGTTCCAAACGGAGACAGCACGACAATATATGTTTTGGACAATCGAATCCAAATGTGGTTTAAGTGGGTTATCCCGATTGATTTGAAATTTTTCGCAGAGTATGAGGATTATACTTATATTTATACAGCAACCTCAGTATTCAAGTTAGACCCGTATACGGCTCATACAAACGGTGATTTGAATGACGCTTGGTACGCTGATACAGTAAATGCTGTCGGGTCGGCAAAACATATTCCTTGGCTGTGGGTATCTCAACCGTTGTATTTGGGAACATTGAATTATAAGAAACGTATTCGTTATATGAAATTCTTGTTCGATAACAAATACGAAAGCGAAAGCGTTACAATGCGTTACGGTTTCTTATCTTATAAGCAATCTGAGAGACCTACAAAATTGAGAGAATACACTTCTCCGTTTACGAGAAACACATTCTCTAACGAAATAACAGGCATCACTAAACAAGTGGCGACACTTAAAACCAAAAAGATTCGTCCTTATATTCCGAGTTTTGACTTCATTCAAATCATTTTGAGAAGTAATAACGACTCCGACGAATTTGAAGATGCCGACGGTAACATTATAACACCGACACTCAATGATAAAGTTGGGCTGATTGGTTTAACTATAAATTATATTTTGCAGGAGGGTTGATATGACACTCGATTTACAAGAATATCTTACCGCTCGTTCAGCTGCAGATAAAGACAGAAAAATTGCAGAATTAACAAACTGGTTGCTATCTGATTATGTGTTGAGATTAAACCACATAAACAGATGTAAATACTTGGGTATAACCCCTGACGAAACGGAATATCACCTGCAAAAAACTGCTTATACAGTCGAACAAGCGTTGAGAGCACTTCAAGGCAAACCTGCTCTTGAAGAAATAAAAACTATTGATATTTTAGGAGAAGAATAAGAATGGAAACTTTAATGAACATTTGGAATACGTTCAAAGACCAAGTTGTTCCCGTACTGATTACTCTGAGCACGACATTGCTGCCTGTAATTTATAGTATGCTTTCCAGCAAAATTAAAACTGTAAAAGCTGAAAATGCAGCAATGGCTGAAGCAATCGGTGACAACACCAAGAGTGTTTCGGAAAACAACGCTATGCGGACTGAAATTGCAACTCTGTCGGAAGAGAATAAACAATTGCAAGCGAATATAAAGACAATCGCTGAAATGATTTACAACGTGTTTATGCAATCGAATCTTCCTGAAGCGTCTAAAGCAAAGCTCAGTAATATGTATGCATTGATTGTAAACGAAGATACTCAGAAAACTCTTGCAGCAATTCAAGAAGAAGCAGCAAAATGGAAAGAAATGTACGATAAACTTTTGGCAGAACAAGCTGAAGCCGAGAAATCCAATGAAGCTGCTGTTAAAGAAGAGCCTATTTTGGAACAGACTTCAGGTATTGTAAGGAGCTGATTATATGACACCCAAACAACTTAAACTTTTATCATTAGCAATACAGGTATTACCCGTCGTAATTGTTACAGGGTGTTATACACCGTTACTTGTTAGTAACGCGTCGACGGGGATCAGTTTTGCGGCAATAGTCGTTATATTCATTGTTGCTTTGATATGCAAGGACAATTTACTCAAACACTTCCAATCGTTGAATTGGACTAAAGTGTGTATTGTTATAGCTGGTATTAGTGCAGCTTCGCTATTCATAGCAGAGCCCCTATTGGTAGCGAGCTGTGCCGGCTTAGTTGGTAGTATCATTGCATATCCGCTTGAAATGAAATACAAACAAATGGTCGATGACCAAAAAGAAACTGAAAAATTAAATAAATTGAAGGCTATTATGAAAGGAGAAGATACATGAAAGCCGTTAAAGGACAATTGCAACTGTTAATGAGTACACTGTTCACTTTAATGATTGTTATGGTTCTGTTTGTCATCATCTTCGTGGTGTTTGACAAACAGGAACCTGACGCTCAATTCTGGACAGAACTAATCACTACATCGGTTTTAGCAATATCAGCTAAAATAACTTGGTATTCAAGTGCTGAATCCAATAGAATGGAGGAAGCTGATATTGTTACCGCCAAAGACAAATATTTCCGATATGTTGACGATAACGTTACAGATATAAAAGATTTCGACGCGTTTTTGGTAATACTTAACCAAGAACGCAGAGAAAAATATATTACTCGTAAAATGGGGTCTCGCACTCCTGAGAACTGCAAAAATTACGATAAATTGTTATTGAAATATCAACGTAAAGCAGATAAATTGAAAGAAACAACGAGTATAGAACTGATAACAAACACGGGAATTACAGACGATACCAACACGAGGGATTACACCAAAGTATATAAAGGCATTTATCTCAGTTTTGGTACGGCAATCTCGTTATTCTGTTCGATATTGTTGGCATTTGTGGCAGTCAAAGGTATTATGTGGAATGTCGCAAATTTGTTCAAGTATTTATCTTATTTATTCACAGTATTGACTTCTACGGTTAGTGCTGTATTGAAAGCTCGAAAGAACACCGCGAAAGGTGTGTTAGACCACTTATCGCGTATGAGTTATGTTATAACTCGATATATAAATTATAAAAAGGAGGCTGTAGTACCTGATGGCAAACTTCAGCATAACAGCTCGGCAATCGGATATAGCGAAATGGTACAAAGACCGAGCGGCACAACAAGCCAATTACAATACGTGGAATGATTTAGTTAAAGCTTATACACAACAGGCTACTTCAGCATTTGAGGAAAGCACTCAATCTGCTCAACAATCGGCAGCATACGATATTACTCAAGCATATGCTAACTATAAGCAGCAACAAATTGCAGCTTCTTTGAACCAAAACATATCTGCAGGTGCTAAAGACGTTATTGGTAGTCAGCTCTCGTCGGCTTACGACATATCGGCTGCTCAGTCACAATATAACTTGGCGGCGAATTTGCAATCCATATACGACAAATATTATAAAACTGTAAGCACTGCTGACGAAACGCTCGCTAACCAATTTGGTGTATCTGACCAAATTAAAACCACTTCTAAGGGTTTGCAGTATCTCAATAAATACATAAGCGAGTCCAATGAATATCGACAACTCTGGGATAACTTTAGAAAGATTTACAAATCAGACGCTGCTGCAGACGAAGCTATGCAATCCGCACTATTCCAAACAACCGGTGAGGGTGCTGAGACTACAACAGGATTATCCGATTTAGGTAAAAATGTTCTCGCCAGCTTGATTCACAGAGGTGCTACTTTTGGCGAAGATGAAAATCGTCAAGCATACGGAGATATATATGACTATCTCTATAAAACAAATCAAGACGCATATAATTTATTTGCCGAACAACCCGGCTTGTTAGACGAGTTTTTGGAATTAGACACTAAAAATTCGGTACAACAAAAATTCGGTAAAGATACGGCTCACGAAACAGCCGTTACGGATTGGTTCAACAAAAACGCTGATAGATATGGTGTAACGCAAATTAAATTGAGTGACAAAGATAAATACGGTACTACGTTTGGCGACGACATCGGTAAGCTTGACCAATTCAAGGACATTCCGAATGACACCTCATTTGTAGCAGACTTGAATGTCAACAATAACGTTGATTTACCTGGATTGTTGCCTTATGGGTCTCTTCTTAAGGTCGGCGATTCAACAGAGACATATACTCGAGACGATGGAACTACTGTTACAAAAAAAGTTAGAAAATATCACATCCCCATGTTGCTGCCCGCCAATCAAGACGCTGTGATTGCCCGTGTAAAAGCTTTAGGAGGTGTCATACTCACGGACAATTGGGGCAGTCTTAAATTTTATTTCCCAGACAATAAAATAAAGAATCTTGCGTTATACAAGGATTCTAATGGCAAAGTTCACGCGTATTCAAAATCTGCAACAAATAAATCTTATAGAAATCCTGAAACAGACAAGGAAGATTGATTAAATGGCATTAAACTTAAAACCAGTTTTAACAAATGAACGCTATGTTCAATATATGGCTCGTGAGTCAGCACTTTATGACCCTAAATGTTGGTGCTGAATATCTGACAATGATGTCTAATCTCGCGGGTAAAGACATAGACGTTTCCAAATATAAACCCGGTGTGGCAAGATACCTTTCCAATGAGGATAAGGTAAACTACATTTGGAATAACTATTTCAATGAGGACGCTGATTTAGCCGCCGAATACAATAAAGGTTTTGCCGATAAAGCGTATCACGAACGCAATCGTCAAATATACGAGGCTAAAAGCGGTATTGAAAAGGTTTTCAGTAATATTGGCGGTGCGTTCGCTGCTCTTGGTGAAGGTATAGCGTCTATTCCGAATGATTTGTATACTACATTCACCGGCTTAGCTTGGACTTTCACAGGTGATTCTTACTGGCAGAAGAAAACACAAGAAGGTTTGTATGATATTCACGGCTCTATGGAAGAGTACTATGAACAATATACAAACTTCACTCGTTCCGATATTGGGAATATAACATACGAGGTTTTCCAAAATATCGGTCGTATGGCTCCTATGATTGTAGCGGCTATTGCTACGAGCGGTGTATCTGCCGCCGGTCAAGCTGCAGGATGGTCTGCAAAAGCGATTGCCGCAGCGAATACTGCAATTCAAGTCGCCGGTGCTGTAACGTATTACGCCACAATGCCCGGTCAGACTTATCAGGAGATATTAAACAACCCGAACTATAAAATTACAAGCGACGCGTGGGCTTCCAACAAAGGTGAGGTTGGTAGATGGCAAATCTTTACTTACGCAATGGGTAGTGTCGGAATCGAAGCCCTTACAGAAAGTGCTTTCGCGAGTAAGATATTCAAGTTTGGTATTGTAGATCCCGATAAAGTCGCGGTTAAAATGTTCTCCAATAGAATAGCTCAGTCCGTAGCAGCGTTTACAATGGACGCCCTCGGTGAAGGTATTGAGGAAATGGTTTCTGAAATTCTGGAACCTATGCTTAAAACTGCCGTCATCGAGAGAGGTTCTTTCAGCGACGTTATGGCTTCTCCGAACTTCAACGATATTATTCACGCAGGACTTGTCGGAGCATTGTGCGGTGCCATAATGGGTGGTGGTGCAAGACTTGCTGGTAAAATTGCTACTCGTGAAGCTCGTGCTGAAATGGGCGGCTTATCGTATACACAATATAGTGCTATACAAAATATGCTTAAAGACACTAAGACTTCCAACGCGGTTACTAAACTGCAAGCTGAACTTAGTGCCAAAGGTATAAACTTAACCGAAACTCAAATTACTAAATTGCGTCAAGGTCAACAACTTACTGAAGCTGATTTGACAAGCGAACAAAAAACAAATGTTCTTGACGCTAATCAATATATTAACGAATTCCAAAAAGCGTCGGAAACCTTAGCTAAGAATGAAGAAACCGCGTCTAAAGCGGCGGCTATAATGCTTAAGGTATACCAAACACTCGGTAAATCCGATTTTACCAAAGCAATGACAATGTGGCTGTCGAGCGAACAAAGTAAACTTGACGCTATTGAGGCATTTAAGAGTGTTGAGGGTAAAACTCAATGGGAAAATCTCGACGCTAAGAAAACGGCTGTAGTCAATGATTTCAACACGAGTATGAAATCCGAAGGTGTTACGTTTCAACCGACGGCAACTCCTCTTACTCAGAATCAGCGTGTCTTATCGAACCTGCTTAAAACCTACGGTATAGATACTATTTTTGGTAAATATATCGACGTTGACGGTTCAGGCACCCGCACAGTATATAACGCTCACGCGGCAAACAAATCGACGGTATTGATAGATGAAGCTTTGTTCTCGAGATATTCGCAACAATACATTATAAATCAGATTGTCAACGAAGAAATCGGTCACACTCTCCAAATGAATGTAGAGGGTGCTGTATCGATGAACAAACTTGTCGCATTGCAAAAAACACTTCAGCAACTCAATGGTGCTCACCAAGACGCGGATATGAGTGCGTATGCCAATCTCGACCCGAAATCTGTCGAATATAACGCTGAAGCCCAAGCTAAATCTTGGATTTCCCCGTTATTCTATCTCGACCAAAAAACAATCGGCGACATTTTCAAAGTAGACAAAGGTGTATTCACAGTTCTTAGTCGTACTTTGAAAGATATGAAAAAGAAGGCTCAACCCAAAGCCGGTACAGACTTATATACAAGAACAATGTATCGTACTTTGGCTATGGCTTCTATGATGTATGACACAGCGATTATATCCGGTGCTGATACTGTCGAACAGGCTAAAGCGATGGCGAGTAAAACCTCGTTGACCGTTTGGAATGAGGCTTGGAAAGATGTTGATAAATTGTCTGCTGATGAAATTAACGCGAGAATTATGCAAAACAAATTCTCGACAAATTTACCGACAAATAAAACTGTTGCCCAAGTTACAATCGATAAAATATTCAACGAATTCGGCAAAACTCAGTTGACTGATACTGCTAAAAATCAGATAAAGGAATCTAATGATTTCCGTGAACGCGGAAGGATGTTGTTGGAATATGATAATTACAAAAAATCTTTCCAAGAATATATCGATTCTCGCATCGATTCGTTACCCCCGGAATACACGAGAGAACGAGCTGTTGCCGATATTATAAACAGTTACTTGCTTGACGAGTACGGATATACAATTCACCCTGTTTCGGGAGATATACTTAAATCGTCCAGATTCAGCGAAATGTTTAAGTTCGACGCGGTGAAAAAATTATATGACGATAGACTTAAAGCTCAAAATGATTATTATTTTGAGAACGTTAAAGGCGAACGAAAAATAACTTACAGAAATCGATTTGTCTCAACATTAGGAGAGATATTAAACGACAATTTCTTTGAAATGTTTGAGCCCGCTTTACGAGATACTATTCGTAAATTCCCGATTCGTTATAATATGAATTTGAAAGAAGGGACTGGCGGCGTTTGGTATCCGATACATCATTATATCGATTTGTCGGTTAATCAGACGTATGATTCATTCTTAAACGCTCTTACTCACGAAATAACTCACTGTGTAAGTACGTTTAACTTAATGCCCGTTATGAATTTGTATAGTTTGGTATCTGTTACAGAACATCCGATTTTATCAAAAGTGACATCAGTAGATGATTTAACGAATCAAATCTTAACTTCGAGCGACCCATATAATAATTTTAGAACATTACATACTGAAGTCCAAGATATTGTCGATAACATGCTCGAATTTGCTAAAATGGCAAATGTGCTTGCTAAAAAATATCGTGATTGCTCAAGATTTCAATTGACGGAGCAATCTGAAACAATCTTAAAATCTGTTTCGGAAATACAAAATGATTTACCTGATAGTGCTGTAACAAAAGAACAAGCCGGGAAATATAGAAACACCATATTAAAATTGCTTCGTGTTAACAATGTTTTACGGGTAGTCGCTACAGTTAATCAATTTTTATATTCCAATTTACAATACACCTTGTATGAAATAAACTGCCACGAAGGTTTATCAAGATTGGCTGGAGCATCTGTTACTCCTGGTGGTTACTATACCACGTCTATTGATGGTAAAGGCGGTCTTCGTGTTGTTCGCACAACTTTTACGGAAAAGCATAGGGTAGATTATACGACTACATACAATGTAATTGGCACGGGTGATTTAAGCGATATAAACATCACATTGGTAGAACATTCTGATCATATGTTACGTTTTGAAGAAGGTGGTTCAAAAACTTTCTTAGCGTCTAAAGAAACGGCGAACACACAACTGAAACGCACAGTTCAGAAAGCGGACGTTACAAACGAAACCCTGTTGGCTATGTGGGATACTGCCAATAAACAGCTTATCAAACAAATTGTTAATGAAGCTGAAAATGGCGACGTTGGTAAGAAAGCTGCCAATGAGGCAATATATAAGATAATCAATCCTAATACTCAAATCACTTCGTCACTCGATATCGAGTTCGTCAAGGAACTCATTCCGTTTGTTGAAGCTTACAAGAACGAAGGTTTCTTGACCGGAAATGATTTATCTATTGCTGATTGGAAAAAACGGCAAGCCGAATATCAAAATCTGTACGAAACAAAACGTCAATCTGGGGATTTGACCGCAGAGGAAAAACAAAAAATAAATATATATAAACGTAGTTTGGAAGACGCTAAATTCATTAGCCGAGTAAACGACCCCTCCAATGGTGCTTTGAATGTAGCAATAATCAATACAATCGAAACCGGCACAATGGCTGAATATTCTAAATTGTATCGTTCAATCACTGGTAAGGGCGTTGGTGCTGTAACTGATTTAGCTAAAACCGTAGCATTGACCGAAGGGATTGAAAACACCGCAGGATTCACTCAAACAGAATACGAGGAAGCCAAACTCGATGTACCGCAAAGTACAATTGACGCTGCTCGAGCGTTACCGCAAGAACAACGAGCCAGAATGTTTAAGAAATTTTTAAGTGACAAAAATTATTTAGAAGAGTTCTTATCCAAATATGGCGTTGACGGGTTTAAGAAATTTATTCGTGAAGGTCTTGGAATTAGCGAGAAAGCCTTTAATAAATATTTCTCTCAATGGGAATCTTCGATTGACGAGGCTCAAACTGCTGCTGAAGCCAAAGAGACCGCTAAAAACGTAGAGTCTTCTGTGTATAATCAAGCTGCACGTGGTGTAAAGCTCACAGCTCAACGTATAAATGACTTATTTGCCGGTAAACTGGACGAACAAGGTGCTAAAACACTATATTCAACTATACGAACCGGTAGACAAACGGTACTGGACGCGATAGCCCAAAGTGGTCATACGAAGGCTGAAATATATGCTGAAATTCATAAATATTATAAACCCGTGAGAAGCAAAAAAACCACAGCCTTAAAGACTGTAGTTGAAGAAACTACTAAAACCAAAGTTGAGGCTCCTACGGAAACCACTACTAAAACGGACATTGCTCCAAGCGATGTTGCGGTAGTTCCTACAGAAACTGCGACAGCACCCGCTGAAACAGTCGAAACACCTTCTAAAGAGGAAGTAAAACTTGAAGAAGAAGTTAAGGTTGCCGAAGTGGCTAAAGAAATCGCTACCGGTACAGAATCTGTGGCTGTAAAAGACTCTGTTGAAAATCACCCGGAAGCTGTTGTTGAGGCTGTCAACGAAGTAATGCCTGAACCGACTGCTGAAAACATTGAAAGGGTTAATGAAACAATTTATGAAAACGTTGTTGAAAATCCTGTAAATGATTTGGTGTCCAATTTAAGTACGGTTCTTGACGAGAATTCGTATTCCAAAGAAGTTGCCGACATGGTTCAATTCGATAAGGATTCCGACAAAGCTCATAAAGTTGCTTCTATGGAAGTGCTTAACGACGTAAATCCCGTATTCAAATCGCAATTGGACGGTGCGTGCAAAGACGCAGATACGTTGAATCCGCTTGTTGACGAACTCATTAAAGCGAGTAATTCAGGTAAAGGTTTCAAAGCTCGTATGGCTGACGTTATATTGGCATATATCATCGGAAGCCCGGCGTTTGTCGATTCTGTTCGTATGAAAGCGATTGACGCTATGAGTGGAAAAGTATCTGAAGCCGGTCACACATTATATGTGTCCAGCACTGCGATACATAAAGCCCGTGCTGAAATGGCTCCTGTAACAACAATGCTTGAAGAAGCCCAAAAAGAGTCCGCTAAAGTCGAAACTCTCGACGAATTAGTCGAACCCGCTGATTACGCGGTCGATATTTTTGGAATGAGTTTATACACACAAGGTCAGATAGACGATATGAAAGACCCGTTCAAAGCGTTGGCTGATGAAGCTGAAGCAACCAGTAAATTGTCCGAGGAAGAGCGTAAGAAAAAACGTCAATCTACTCGAGAACGTCTTGGTAAAAAACTTGACGAGGTTCGTAAAGCCAACAACAAACGTATAAACGATATTAAAAAAATGATATTGGATGAAAATGCGACTGCTGTTGAAATTGAAACTCTCGGTAACGAACTTGAATTAAGAACTCAATTACATGACGAACTTCTCAAAAAGAAACTCGATTATAATCGAATCGCGGATTTGGAATACAGATTGTGCGATTGGTGGGGTAAAGCCAAACTCGAACAAATACTAATGGCGACAATCTTTCAAAAAACACTCGCCGAAACCACGCGTTACAAAATTAAAGACCTCAAAGACCCAACTATCCGAGCTGAAGTCCTTACTCAATTTGCCTCGAGAGCTCGCACTTATAAATATTTCTCAATGTTATCGTCACCCGCGACATGGTTTAGAAATATTGCAACAAACTCTCTTGCTAAATTGAACGATTCGATGGCGATTATGGTATCGACACTTTTCGATAAAATTTCACCAAACACGCCGGCGGGAGAATACAAGTACGGCGTGTATGCGAAAGAATCTACCGCAGTCAAAGAATATTTTGATGACGCCTTTGTTAAAAACGGGCGTGTAGCATATATATTCAGACAAAATGCGATTGATCAAAACAAATACGCAACCGCTTTAGACGGCTCTGGAAAACCCTATACCAATGTTGAGATAAAGCGGCGAGTTGATGTTGAATTGACGTTTGGAAATGGCAAACTCGGAAAAGTATTAAAGAAATGGAATAGAGCAATCGACTTTTTCTTAAACGCCGGAGATACTATGTTTGTGCAACGTGATTTTTGTAAATATCTTAAAAATATGTTTGAATTAAATATTTCAAAAATATACGCTGAAATAAAAGCAGACCCTACTCTTAAAGATAGTATTCCTGATATGACTGCTGAAGAATTAAATAGTGATAACGGTAAACGAGCGGTTCTCGACCACATTCCTGAAGACACGTTAGCAATATTTATTGATAAGGCTTTGGCAATATCTGCTAAAACGTATTTCAAAAATTCCAATAAAGTTACTGAATTTTTCCAATATGTTGGTAGAAAGTATCCGGGATTCAACTTCTTAGCGTCAATCATGGTTACGCCATTCGCACGAGTTAGTACGAATATTATTACGACGATTCTCGATTATTCACCGCTTGGGTTTTTGAATTTTGCAAAAATGAAAGCCCAGGATAAGGGATGGATTAAGGCGGAATTAAGTAATATCGAGAAAGCGTTCCGTAAATCTGACGAAATCAGAGTTTTGGGTAAAGCCGCTACAGGCACAGCAATGATGCTCATAGGAATGGTATTAGGAGCTTTAGGTTGGATAACACTGGATGATGACGACAATTGGGGCAGCGTTATAAAAATAGGCGATTTCAAACTCAGATTATCTGACTTATCACCTGCACTAACCCCGTTGACAATGGGTGCGGCAGCCATATCCTCGTCTAAGCAGGGTAAAGGATTCTTTAACGGATTGTATAAAGACTTTTCAGACGCGACATTGTTCCAAACTTTTGATAATGCGTTTGAATACAACAGCTCTGTGACTGACTACTTCAAAAATTTAGCAGCAAATTACACGACTCAATACATTCCGTCGGTTATAAAAAATGTCGCTAAATGGGTAGATAATCGTAAATTACAAAAGGATTCCAATTGGTTTGTGAATTATTTTCAAACTATCGCTGAGAATATCCCCGGTTTGAGTTACGCAGTTCCTGCTAAAGTGAACGCGTATACAGGAGATTTTGAACAACGGTATGGTATCCCGGTTGTCGGGGCATTGGTAAATACAGTATCGCCGATTAAATTCTCCATTAAACCCAAATCTGAAGTTGAAAAGGCTTTCAAAGAAGCTGGTATCAAAGCAGGTAGTGCCACCGGTACAATAACCATTGACGGCGAAAAGTACAAAGTTGAAGCTTGGCAATTGCAAGATTTACGAACTGTTAAAGCTCGTTGGTTAGCCGCTAAAACAAAAGAACTTATCTCTTCGGGCGAGTATAAGAGCTTGAGTAAAAAAGCTAAACAAAAGAAACTTCGTGCGTTGAACTCTAAAGCTACGAACTATGCGAAAAACTGGTATAAAGAAAAGTATCTCTGAGAAACTTAAAGGGTGTTGGCGTTGGCTAAAAACCAACGTCTTCACCAAAGATATGTTTATCTGGATACTTTTGGCAGAATTTATATTCTGGTTGCCCGTGATAGTTTGTGTGTTACTTGCGTGGATTATCAATCCTTGGTATTGGACGGCTGTGTCCGCGATAATTGTATTTTGGTCTGCACCGTTCACACCGGCTATGCCAATACAATTCGCTCTCGCAGGCGTATTAAAAGCGTTATATAATAAACGCAAAAAGAAAAAGCAGGACAATTAAGTCCTGCTTTTTGTTTATATTTTTATTATATCAGTGAATGTAATCATACCGTCTGTACGAGTTCTACGCTGTGTGATGTTTAGCACAGACGGTCTCGTATCCGTAAGTTTATATCCACCACGCTCGCCATACCCACCGTATTTTACAAAACTGTTGGTATTGAAAAAAGTTCTATTTTTCAATTCAGCCTTACCGCTCTTGGTATTGAATACCACAATCGGTTTGGTGTAATTTATTGTAGCGTGAGTATGAGAATGTAAATACAAATCTGCATTTGCTACGATACCGCCCATACTTTCGAGAGCATTTGCCGTAGCACCCATTGTGCGACCGCCTGAATTGGAACCGTGAGTTCCGTATACAACATAGTGTAATCTACGATTGTCGTGACCGTACGAACAACCCCATTGTATATCCAAAATATATGTATTGTCCGTATATCTTCCCGAATCAATGAGTCCGAGCTTCAGAGCTACGTATCTGAGCGGGTCTATGCCACCTAAAACGCTCGTTCTGTACTCGTGATTCCCTTGTGTCATAATCAATATTTTGTCTTTTATAGGCGTCAATAAATCGATTAAGAGGTCTTGTTCGTTCTCAATCGTCATCGTCTCCCGATATGAATCGGACTTCGACGTCTTCAAAGCGTTATTGATTAAATCACCATTGAGAATCGTATAACAATCCGGGTTATCTCGTATGTATTGAACGGCTTCCTGAATACCGTGAAAATCACAGTATTCATCGCCAATGTGCATATCGCCTAACGGAAGTATTTGAAAATGCGTTTTCGCCCCGATGTCTATTGATTTTACAATCATATTTTAATCAGTTCCTTAATTTTATTTTTTGCGAATTGAATATACCAATCATAATCAATATCCTTTGGTAGTTCGGTTATTACGTCATTCACCAACTCACAGTGTTCCGGTATTTCAGCAGTCTTGTCTAATCTACCGAAGGGAAGTCCTGTAATTGATTCAAAAGCACCTTTACGTTTTTCCCACTTATCCAATTCTCTGAAATATTTACGCCATACAGAATCAGAATCTTTGTCAGTAGGCATTTTCGGTTTTGCAGGTTGCTCATTTTTATATTTGTAGATAGTTCCTTTAGAATGGTCTTTGGTTGCCACAACTCTGTTGACTCTATTTGCGTCAACATACGATTTACCAATCTCATATACCGTCGCGTTATAACTTCTACCCGTTTTCGTCGTGAAGCAGAAATCCATAGGATTTGTACCAGCGTGAATGGTATCTTCAACTGAGATTCCTTTCGTGTAGAAATTTAAGATTGCCAAATGTGTGATGGGAGCGTTTAAGTTTACCAAGTCTCTATCTTCGTCGGCTTGGTTGCTCCATTTACCCTTTAATTTATAGGGCTTGTGGTCGTCGCCTGTTAATTCTATATAATTATTTACATCTCGTTGGAACATTCCCGCCACATAATCGAATTCCATCGAGAGTTCTGTAAGAGTTTCCCACTCGTTTACGAGTTTTTCAATTTCACAAATGTATTGCTTTTTAACCTTAAGCATTATACCATCTGTGTTTAACTGAATGATTTTTACAGTCGGAACTTTCGTATACAAATTATTGGCTAATGCTGTCAATAATATTTGACCCAGATAGCACATAGTACCTGCCATATATGGGTCATACAAGGCGTTAAATTGGTTTTTCATGGCTCCGTACGTTGTGTTCAACACTAACTTCAACGCTTTTTGCTTCGCCTGACAAGAGTAGTAATATTCTGTTTTACCGTTGCGTTTTAATTCATTACTTGCTTCTTGTTTCCAATGTAGCCTGTATTCGTAAATGTCTTTGTACACCTTAACGCTTTCGCAACACCTCGATAACAAATTGAAGTGTATCAGCATATTTGGATAATAACTATTGACGTCTACATTTATCAGTTGCCAGTCTTCCTCGCTCATTGTGTATGTCGGCTTAACGTCATCCCAATCGGGATGCTTGTAAACCGAATGAACTCCCCCGACACCGAATATTACAGCATTGTCGAATAAAAATGTTTCTTTTTTGTCATATGAGATTGTGTCAAACATTCGCAATACCTCTTCGGGTAAAGCTCGTTCAACATAATCTTTGACTTTCTCAGGTAAGTGAAACTTATCGCTATCGTGAAATTTACGAGGTTTCGCTTTGAGAATTATTGCAGCCAACTTTGCGTTGGTACTTTTATAAGCCTGCATTACCGGAATGTCATACATTTCTGCAAGAACTTCTTTAGATTCTATATATGACTTTCGATATTCTTTGAGTTTGACAGTAGCCTCAACGTCGTGATGGCAATATCTCAGAACTTCTTCTTTCTGAGCGTCTGTCGTAATTTTGTCGTCGAACGAAATTGTCGTTTCTCTAATATCCAATCCGATATTAGATTCAAATTCCTTCAACGAACCGAATCGCCAATCATCGAACAAATCAATAAAATTGAATTCATTCCAAAATTTATACGAGTTCAAAACATCGTCTGGGTTTTCTTCAATTATTGATTTGGATAATTTATATAATCTTTCGCAAGTCGCTCCTTTGAAAATCGCATACA